TGAGGAAGTCGAAAAAAAGATTTTACAAAAAATTCTTTTATCTGACCCATCATATAGATATGCTTTTGGTCGTGGAAGAAAATTAGAAAAAGAGTGGAACAAAAACGCAATTCTAAAAGAAGTTCCTCCTGAACAAAAAGAGGATGCAAATTATGCCATAGATAATTCCAGCAATATTCTAAAAGGAGCCATCGCGCCCATAGAAAGCATTATTCATGACTTTTCCGTTGAAATGTTGAAAAGTCTAAAAAGCATCTTTATTCTTGATAACGAAAAAGAACTCCAAAGACAAAGAAAAGAAGTTGAAAAAGCAATAAAAGCAATTCAGGCTTCTGGCTCTGAAGAGGCTATGCTAATTTTGCAAAAACAAATGGAAAAGCTAAAAAGTATTGAAAATATCTCTACAGCTGCTGAAGGTTTTGTTTTTGATTATGATGGTCATACATATAAATTTACAGGTAATTTCGCCCCTATGAACCAACTATTGGGTTTATTCAAGTACGGTCGAAAAGGGATCCCTGCAATGGAAAAAATTGATGAATCCCTTATAAGTAAAGTTTATGATATAATCTTAGAAGAATTAGGATCAAATAAATTAGACGCTATTTATTTACCCGGAGGTTTCAAGCCTCCCCACAGAGGTCATTGGACCATGGTTCAAAGCGCTGCTGACAAATACCCAAATGTTCCAATCTATATTGTCAGCGGAAAAGTCTCAAGAGAAGGAATAACCTTAGAAGATGCTGAAAAGATTTGGGATATTTACATCAAAGAATCCGGTCTAAATAACGTTGAATTGGTCAAGGTCGACGAACCAATTGTAAGGACAGATAAAGATGGAAATCCTATCATAAAAAAAGATGGATCTACCTCGACTAGTACAAATCCGTGGGAGTGGATCAAGAAAAACGTTCCTGGAAATAAAACAAATATTGGAATAGTGTATAGCGAAAAAGATAAAAATTATGATGCCCTTGCTGATGTTCACTTAGGTGGGTTTGAAGACTTATCAGTTACTCCAATTATGGTTCCGGCATGCCCTGATGAAGACGGAAGTTGCGCTTTGAGTGCTACCAATTTTAGACAAGCTCTTAGAAATAGACAAGGATATGAAAATTTTATTCCTGAATTTGCTTCTGATAGGGCTGAAGATATTCTAGACGTTCTTGGGTTATCAAAAGAAGAACCTGAAAACGAACTTGTTGCCATGCATGAAGTTATTTTTTCATTGATAGAAGAAGTTATTGAAGAAAAGGAAACGAAAGTATCAAAAGCTGGCCAAGAACGCGTTGCAAATAAAATTGCCAGTATGACAAGAGCTGGTGAATGTAAAGAAAATGCCGATCAATGTGCAGCAATCGCATATTCTTACGAAGAACAAGGCAAACTGGAGGAAGACGGTGATTTAGAAGAGGCATCAACAGCAGCATCGGCCGCTATTGGGTCCGGACCTTTTCCTGGGTTGAGAATAACAAGAAAAAAATCAAAAAGAAGCCATAAATCAAACTAATTATAAGAAAACTGGAGTCTCTTTATAAATGATTGATAGAAACAAAATGCTAGAAGAGCAACTTCTTAGAGAAACAATTCGAAAAGCAATTCGAATTGTTCATAATAGAAAAACTAAAAAAGAAGAAAGTATTAGAACAATTGTTCGCCACCTAATCAAAGAAGCTAATCAGGTAAAGTATGAATATACTGCATTAAATTTGTTAGCGCATTTTATTAAAGAAACTGTTGGAGATCCCTCTAAGCCAGATAGTAATCCTGCTTTCAAGGATGCGTATACCGATCTTAGTTCTGGATCTGAAGATAGAGAAATTTTTGTTGAATTCCTTCTAGACTTTGCTAATGAAGATTTCAAGACGATGAATGCCAACAAACAACCAAAGCCCTTGGGACAAGACTTTGTAGAAAAAGGCTTTGTTGATGATGAAGCTGAAAGTGAAGTTTTGGAAGAGCCAGAAGATGAAGTGATTACTGTTACTATTGGTGATCTTGAAAAACAAGGTGGGGATATCTCTCCTTCTGAAGAAGAGGAAGATCTTGCTCTTGGCGAAGATAGTATGGAAGAAGAGGTAGAAGAAGAACCAGAGTCTGGTGTAAAAGTTTATAGCAGAGAAGCTTACAAAAGAATGGGTCCATCTCTAAGGAGATATTATGGACAAATTGAAAAAGGTAGCATGCTCAAGAAAGGCGTAGAAATTGATGGAAGAGAATATCAGCCTGGAGAACTTTCTGAAAGAGATTTATTTCAAATCTATTTCAAGAAAAATTTAGTTCTCTGGGCAAATAGATATGAAGATGAATTTTTCAATCAAACACCAGAAACTGATGTTGATATTGAGTCCGGAGGCGAAGAAGAAATGGGCACAGAAGAGGATATGGACTTAGGATTATAAAAAAATTACATTTTTTTCCTTGACAGATTACCAAATCGTTGTTATATATATATCATACTAAACAAGCTTAACACTCTAATCACTCTTAACACACTAAACATTCTAATCATACTAACAATAATCACTCTAATCATACTAATAATAATCACTCTAAACACACTAATATGAAGTAATATGATGTCTTGGAAGCGCAAGAAAAACTATAATGGTAAAAATAAAAATTATAGTATTAGCAATAAGCTAAAAAAAGAAAGGCGTTCGAGTGATGAATTTGAGATCATGCTTTCTAATCTTACGTTAGAAGAAGTTGTTGCTCTCAAATTAGAATTATCAACAAAGCCTGTATCGGGAAGATTGTATGGAATTCCTATTTGGAGTTCTTTACAACATATTGTACAAGATGCAGTATTCAAATATGCTTTTTCAGCTACTAGGACGCAAGGTGAAGCCATGCGTTTTCTTGGCTTGAAGGAGGATTCTTTTCATATTTTGAGAAAAAAGTTTGGTATTGATGATTATTTTCTTGACAAAAAAACAAAAAAACAATAAAATATAAGAAAGGGAGAGAAGGGCGTTATAACTATAAACAAGGAGATGGATCAATATCTCTCATGATCCTAGGGTAAAAAGGAGGCTTTCTTCCGAAATCCCGAATTAAAGAGAGGATAGCACGTTGGCAATGCGAGCAAACCAACCCCTTTAATCCCACATTATACAACAAAGAGAAAACAGTGTTACATAAAGATATGATTGACGGAATGACGCTAGATCAGATAATTGATTTAGCATATACAGAATACGAAGAAAGTTTACCAGATAGTGCAAACTTAGAAATAAAAATTGGAAGTGACGATGGCGGCCGCCTTATTGAATTTCATGTCGAAGGTAAGAAAAACGCAGAACAACTTCGAGAAGAATTACCCCCTAAATACAAAAAGATGCGAACAATTGTCATTTATAGATACGAACCAGATCCTAGCTTGGAGGATTTACTATATTGAAAAGATTGATCATATCAGATACCCATATTGGATCTAAATTCTATAAAGAGAAAGAATTATATGATTTTTTGGATACTCAAGAATATGATCAACTTATACTAAACGGGGACATAATTGAATTTCTAAAAATTCCTCGATTTACAGAGGGTTGTATGAAAATTGCTAAAAAAATAGATTTTTCAAAAGAAATAATCTATATTATAGGTAATCATGATGTAGCTCTAAGAAATTTTTCAAACAAAGAAATGTTTGGAATAAAATTCAAAACTGAATATGAATTCGAAGATAATGGTAGAAAATTTAGAATAGAACACGGAGATAAATACGAAAAAGGAATTGTTCATTATAGGACAACAATGAAAATAATTTCTGTTTTTCAAGATTTTTTAGAAAGATATTTAAATATAGATATATCGACCTGGTTCAATAATCTAAAAATAAACAAAAGAAAAATAAAAAAATTATGGGATATAATTGATTTAAACAACGATGTTGATGTTTTGATCGTTGGACATACCCATATTCCAGAAGCCGTGATTTGGATCGATGAGAATGAAAAAATAAAAACATATGTCAATACAGGAGATTGGGTTTCTCATGCAACTTATGTTGAAATAAATAATGGAGTTGTAAGATTGAGAAATTTTTTAAAAAAACAAAATATAGAATAGTTACTATTGACTGAGAGGTTGAGATGGTTGTTTTTGTTTTTTTGTGGTTTATTGGATTTTTTTTCACCTCTCTTATGTTTTATTTGAATCATAGATTCGTTGGCCATGGTAAACTGGGTAAGTGGCCTCTTCTAAAATACATAAGAAAAATGCATATGATTCATCATAAGAACGATTATAATGAAGAAAGAAACAATTATTTGAGGCTACCAGCATGGTCGAAACTTTTATTTTTTATAACATTTCTGATGATTTCTATGATTTCTTTATCATTTGCGTGTGGGTACTTATGTTATGTATTTTATTACGAATGGTTGCATTACAAAATGCACAACGATGATCATACGGGCTGGTGCTCCAAGCATCATTTCATCCACCACAGAGAATCTGCAAAACATAATTTTTCAGGCACGATGCCTTTTATAGATAAATTATTTGGAACTTATTATAAAAAAAACTTGACAACAAGATAATGTCATGATATATTATTATTATGATGGAAAAGAAAGGGCTTATAGCTCAGTTGGTCAGAGCACCCGGCTCATACCCGGATTGTCCCAGGTTCGAGTCCTGGTAAGCCCACCAAATAGGAGAATGAATGTCTAGAATACAGAAACTAAAAATTGCAGAAATACCAGAATCTGCAATTGTAGTATTGAGATATATTGATGGCTCTAATGTAAATCGAGACCATGATTATGAAAACGATGTAATTGAAAGTACGTATATCGCAAATCATTTGAGCGAAATGGTTATCAATCCATGTTTAGAAAATAATAATATTCTAAAAGAAATGAGAGACTGTGGCCTCTTGGATGATTATGAAAAAGGAACATTTGAATTTGAAAGTTATGTAGCAGAAGTTATCAAGGATAACTGGAGAAAATATGGCTGGATAGACGCAGATCTAACAAAGCATGGTTATAAAAAAGGGTATGCAAAAGTTTCTGCTTCCCTGACAACAACTGCATCAAGTATTTATCAGATGGCAGATTTTGAATTGTCAGGGTGGGAAATTATTATTAAAGACTCTTCAGATATTCTATATTTAGGTAGCTAATAAATTTTATAAGCCTCCGTAGCTCAACGGATAGAGCATCGGCCTTCTAAGCCGAGGGTTACACGTTCGAATCGTGTCGGAGGTGCCATTTTGCAAAAAGAGGAAAAAAGTGAAAGATATTTATTGGGCATCATTGCCAACACACATTGTGGGATCAGAGCACGAGAATACAAAACCAGATGATAATAATAAAATTACAACAAAGCATAATAAAATTTATTTTTATTCTGAAGTCTCTCGCGCCAGAAATCTAGAACTAAATTTAGCAATCAAGTCTATGGAAGGAGATTTATTGCATGGCGCACAGCTTTCCGGTGGGGATCCGAGAAAAATTTTCTTGCACATCAATTCATACGGCGGTTCTGTGTTTGCGGGTTTTTCGAGCGTAGATTATATTTTAGGGTGTAAAGTTCCGACAGTATCTGTAATTGATGGCTGTGCTGCATCAGCGGCAACTATTATGAGTGTCACAGCAAATCATAGGCAAATCAACAAGCACGCATATATGCTAATTCACCAATTATCATCTGGAATGTGGGGCAAATATCAAGAACAGAAAGATACTATGGAAAATAATGATAGAATTATGAAAATGATTATTTCTATCTACGAACAGCACACCAAAATTCCCAAAAAAGAATTGGATAAATTACTAAAGCATGATTTATGGTGGGATGCCGAAACATGTCTCAAGTATGGTTTGGTAGATGAAATTGTTTAAAAAAATTTTGAAAAACTACTTAGTATTGGGAGTCGGAGTTATCTTCGGCTCTACAATCGCAACTATAGTGACATATGTGGTATTCTCAATCAGCCACGGTACCCCATCTGCTGCTAAGGTTTTGCAAATTCAAGAATGCCTGGAGGAAAAACTAAATGAGTAGTGAAGAAGAAACAGCCGGCCCCACCATCATGGTTTCCGGTGGATTTGATCCAATTCATGTCGGTCATGTCCGCATGATTAGAGATGCAGCCAAATATGGCGATGTTATCGTTGTCGCCAATTCGGATGAGTGGCTTTTTCGCAAGAAGGGCTTCAATTTTATGGGTTTTAACGAAAGAAAAGAAATCCTTATGGCGATCAAAGGGGTGGTAGATGTTGTCGCGGTAGACGACAATGATGGTACTGTTTGTTCTGCATTATTAAAACATAAGCCCACTTATTTTGCTAACGGCGGTGATAGAACGTCCGATAATACTCCAGAAAAATTAGTCTGTGAAGAGTTGGGAATTAGAATGTTGTGGAACATAGGCGGTCAAAAAATTCAATCATCTTCAGATTTGGTAAAGACGGCGACTTCCCTAAAAGGCGACAAACATAGGGTAGGATAATGGTTAGTTTGATCAAAAATAAATCACCCCTATCAAAAGTAAAAAAAATAGCTTTTCATGTTGGTTTCTGGTCAGTTGTATCTGGAGTTGTTATTATAAATTCTTTGAGCAATGGTATCTATCAAGAAAAAAGGAAAAATGCCTACTTTAACGAATAATTATTATTATGAGGGAAACTAACTGGTTTTTATATGTAGTAAAAGAAACTTTTATTGATGGTGATGATGTTATCAAAGCTGGAGAAAATGGAGTAGGAAGATGCTCTATGAGTCCTGGAATTATGGAAGCTCCCCATGGTATGATGTATGTAATACCTTATGAATTTGTGGCAGAATATCACAAAAAAAGAGGACAAAAAAGGCCCTGTGCAACCTTGATAGCGGATGCTGCCGAAGCATACTTCGGAACACGATTGATAGATAGGAGATAAATTGTTAGAAAAAATAAAGAATAACCTTATTAGAATCTTTAGGGATCCGCTAACTTCTGCGCTTTCAGTTGCTTGGTATGTAATTTGTTTTGGGGCCTCTATTATAATAATTTTGTATGCTACTGCGTTTATAAAATATCACATCACTAATGCTTGGGGCTTGTTGGGTTTATAAATGAAAAATAAGATAAAAGAAGGTACACCGTGTTTTGTTTCTAAAATTGGTCATAATGGATTTTGGTACCCAATCTATGAAGTTCAAGGAATGACAGAATTTACAGAAGAAGTATTGGATGTAAAAATAAAGTCTTGGATATGTGGAAGAAAAGACATGGTAGCAATTGAAGTTTTGGCCAGTAAGATAAAGAATTTATACGGAAATCCTTCTGCCACCACTATCGTTTGGGTCGAAAGAAAAAACATAGAATATCACCCGATAAGTAATCTTTTATCTGACAAACAAACTACTTAAAAATAGATGAGTAATAAGACCTATGTTTTAGATACAAGTGTTTGCTTGACAGAATCATCTTGCTTATATAAGTTTGAAGACAACAATATTGTCATTCCCTTGAAAGTATTAGAAGAGATCGACAATCACAAAAAAAGACAAGATGCTGTAGGCGCTACTGCCAGAAGAATTATCAAGATATTTGATTCCTTAAGAGAAAAAGGTAATCTTCAGAAAGGTGTCACCCTAAGAGAAGAGGGTAAAGCAACATTGAGGGTAGCTCCAGCAAATCTTGATTTACTTCCAGAGGATCTGGATAGAAAAGTTGCAGATCACGTAATTATTTCAACAGCACTATCTGAACATATATGTAATCCAGGCAGAGAAACAATTATGGTTTCTCGTGATATCAATATGAGAGTGATATGTGACAGTTTGAGTCTAAAATCTGCTGACTATAATTCAGATAAAGTAATAAAAGATCATTCTAATTTATATAACGGCTTTGCTACTATTATTGTTGATGACGAATATATTGATCGCTTTTATTCCGGAGAGGACTTATTTTTGCATTCTATGGAACTAGAAGAAGATATTGAAGTTTTTTATAATCAAATGCTGATGCTAGTATCTTCATCTAACGAAAAAAAAGCTGCTCTTTCGAGGTATCAGGGACCCAGAGCACCACTTAGGCAATTATATACAGCTGATAAGAAAGGTCTTTGGGGGGTAAAATCTAGAAACAAGGAGCAAGCATTTGCTTTCGATTTGCTGATGGACCCAACTGTCCCATTTGTTAGTTTAGTCGGAAAAGCAGGTAGCGGCAAAACACTTCTAGCCATCGCCGCCGGTATATCGCAAGTTATAAATGATCCATTTCAAAGCCAAACAGAGAGTCCGTATAAGAAGTTGGTAATCTCAAGACCAGTTATGCCAATGGGTAAAGATATTGGTTTTCTTCCGGGTACTCTAGAAGAAAAGATGCATCCATGGCTTATGCCAATTCAAGATAATCTTCAATATATTATGGGTAGCGATAAACTAACTATTGAAGAGTATGTAGAGAAGGGTATCATAGAGATTGAAGCTTTGACATATATTCGAGGTAGATCTATTTCTAATGCATTTATTATCATCGATGAGGCTCAAAATTTATCCATGCACGAAATCAAGACAATTATGACGAGAGTTGGAGAAGGTACTAAGATTGTTTTGACTGGGGATGTTGAGCAAATTGATAACATTTATGTCGACGAAACATCGACAGGCTTGGTACATGCAGTAGAGAAATTCAAAACATCAGAATTGTCAGGTCATATTACGCTGAAAAAAGGCGAACGTTCCGCCATAGCAACCTTGGCTGCAAAAATATTATAATATTTGCTTGACAAATACAATAATATAGGTTATAATTATAATATCAAGGAGAATATTATAAATGTTTAACGAAAGAGAACTATTGGAAAAGAAATTGACTGAATCTGAAGATACAGAAAGTGAACTGAAAACTCACATTATCAATTATGTTGGTCAAAAATTGAAACCCGAAGGGGGACTAATCAATGTAGAAATGGTAATTTCCGTACTAGCAAGTGAATTTCCAGATATCGTTCTGGCACTAGCAGAGGAAAATTTTATTAGAGGCTATACTCAAGGACTTCATGATGCAGACAATCCACCAGTGATGCCTCAAGGTACACCTGAAAATGGCGAATGATTTTATAACGGACTATTTAAAAGAGTCTCTAAGAAGATCTAAAGATCAGCAGAGGGAGTATAATTTGGCCGGTAAAATAAATCTCTACATCAAAGATCCTCTGACCAGAGAAGTGGATGTTCGAAATGTTATGGAAAAAATAAGTTCTACTGTACCTCCTCATCTTTTGGGCGAAATAGATGCAATTTTTGTTGGCATGTTTGATGAATTCGAAGAGATGCAAACCAACGCGATGTTCAAAGATGGTGCAATTTATCTAAGTAATGACCAAGATGACGAACAGGATATGGTAGATGATATTATCCATGAAATCGCCCACTCTATAGAGTTGCCCTATGGGCACATAATTTATGGAGATGGAAGAATTCAAGATGAATTTTTAGCAAAAAGAAAAAAGTTATTTGAAATTCTAAAAGAAGAAAAACTAAATCCAAACAAGAAACTGTTTATGGATCCAGAATATTCGAAAGAATTAGATTTTTATTTATATGAAGATGTGGGTTATGATAGGCTGAACTTTATTTGCTCTTCTTATGGTCTTTTTACTTCTGCATATTCTGCCACTTCTTTGAGGGAATATTTTGCAAATGGTTTTGAATATTTCTTTTTGGACGACAGACAATATATGTCAAAAATATGTCCACAACTTTACAAAAAAATAGAGGAAATATATGATGATCAATGAAGAATGGGTAAAAATTGAAAAAAAAGGGGGCAAGTTATTTGTAGAAATTTCACTTCCCTTATATACAATTCAAAACAAGGTAGTTAAGACAAAATATACAACTTCTCACATAAGGTCTTATGTAGAATCTTTAGGTCATAAAATTATCGGATGTTCAGAAGATCCGTATTCTGTTCACAATTCTTTACCTTCACAAAGAACTAAAACATGGGTGTTTGATCTAAAAACAAGACAACAAAATAAATCTAATTCCAAAAGAAAAAATCAACAAAAAAGTAAAAAATCGCTTGACAAAAGTTCTGAAAGTGTTATAATGAATATAGAGAAAAAAGATTCTTTTTCAAAAAACACAAATCGCGATTGATTTACTGAGGAATAATTGGCTCACATTTCATTTTCAGAACTCAAAAATTGGAACTTTTGCCCTTTTTATCACAAACTAACATACATAGATAAATTGAAAGGATTTACTGGAAATGAATATACGGCTTTTGGTACAGCAATTCATGATATTGCTGAAAAGAAAATTCTTCAAGAAAAATTTGAACCTGAAGAGATGTTTGTCAAAAGGTTTGAAGAATGTTTGCAGGAGCTAGATAAGGATTTAGTATATAGAGAAGATCCTGAAAAAATGGCAATCCAGGCTTTAGGAATCATACCGGAAATCGAACCGGCTATTAAAGAATATTTTTCTGATGGATATGAGGTTATTTCTACAGAAGAGCCAATCATGGAACCAATCGACGGGTATGATTACAATTTCAAAGGATATATTGACGCAGCTGTCAAGACTCCTGATGGCAAGTATCACATCATTGACTGGAAATCTTGTTCTTGGGGGTGGGATGCAAGACGTAGATCTGACCCTATGGTGACATATCAACTAACTTTTTATAAAATATTTTTTGCCAAAAAGCACGGAATTGAACTTTCTCAAATAGAAACACACTTTGCTCTATTGAAAAGAACAGCGAAAAAAAATAGAGTTGAGTTTTTTAGAGTAACTAGTGGTAACAAAAAACAAAGTAATGCAATGGAATTATTGAAAAAAGCAATTTACAATATAAAAAAGAAAAATTTTATCAAAGACAAAAGGTCTTGTGCAAAGTGTGAATTTTGCAAGACCCCTGAATGTCCATAAGAGGTATAAATGACAGACAAAAAAAAGATTTTCGTAATCTCTGACCACCCTCTTGCTCCGTCTGGGGTAGGTACTCAAACAAAATACGTTATCGAAGCCCTTCTAAATACAGGAAGATATAAGGTGGTTTGTTTAGGTGGAGCAGTGAAGCATAAAGACTACAAGCCACAAAAAGTAGAAGGATGGGGAGATGATTGGGTTATTTATCCAGTCAAAGGCTACGGAACTCAAGAGATGGTAAGGTCAGCTCTTTTCAACGAAAAGCCAGATATCCTTTGGTTTATGACGGACCCTAGATTTTATGGTTGGTTGTGGTCTATTGAAAATGAGGTAAGAAAACATATTCCAATGGTATATTACCATGTTTGGGATAATTATCCTTATCCAAAATATAATAAGCAAAACTATGCATCTACGGATGTAATTGCTTCTATTTCAAAGGTAACACACGATATTGTAAATAATGTAGCGCCAGAAGTAGAAAATCATTATGTTCCTCATGCTGTGGATACCTCTATTTTTCATCCTTTTCCCGAAGAAGATATTGAAAAACTAAAATTGCAAAACTTCAATATTGATGATGATAGGGTAATTTTCTTCTGGAATAATAGAAATGCTAGGCGTAAAATGAGCGGCTCCCTGATCTATTGGTTCAACGAATTTGCAGAAAAAGTAGGCCCGGAAAATGTAAAGCTAGTTATGCATACCGACCCAAAAGATCCGAACGGGCAAGATCTAGGAGTAATCTTGGATAACCTTGGGGCCACTGATGGTCGCATTGTCTTATCTACTAAGAAAATTTCTCCTCAAGCACTAGCAGCAATGTACAATATGGCAGACTGTACAATCAATATTTCCGATGCAGAAGGCTTTGGTTTGGCAACTTTGGAGTCCTTATCTTGTCAAACTCCAATTATTGTAAACATGACAGGGGGTCTACAGGAGCAAGTCACAGACGGAGAAGAGTGGTTTGGTATTGGTATCGAACCATCTTCCAAGGCAGTAATTGGATCACAAAACGTCCCTTACATCTATGAAGATAGAATCTCTAAAGAAGATTTCATTAGTTCTTTGACAAAATTTTATGAAATGTCGAAAGAAGAAAGAAAGGTTCTTGGAATGAAAGGCCGAAATCATGTTGCAAAAAACTATAACTTTGAAAATTTCAAAAAGCAATGGATTGAGCTAATCGACTCTGTTGTTGAAAATCACGGGTCTTGGGAAACGAGACAAAATTATAAGCCTTGGGCTTTTATGGAGATCACAAAATGAAAAAAAAGGTAATTCTAAAAGGGCCTGTATTATCACAATCTGGATATGGAGAGCAAGCAAGATTTGCTCTTCGTGCTTTGAGAACAAGGGAGGATATTTTTGATATCTATATTGTACCAACAGCGTGGGGTCAAACTGGCTGGGTAAGTGAGGTATCAGAAGAAAGATTGTGGGTAGATAACAAAATCAAAGAAACTCATATCTACATCAATAGTGGAGGAAAATTTGATATTTCTGTGCAGGTAACTATTCCAAACGAATGGGAAAATCTTGCAACAGTAAATGTTGGATATACTGCCGGAATTGAAACTACAAAGGTGGCCCCAATTTGGCTGCAAAAAGCTAATCAAATGGATAATATTATCGTAGTATCCAATCACTCTAAGGAAGTTTACGAAAACACAGTATATCAAGGAAAAAATAAAAACACTGGTCAAATTGTAGATATCTTGTGTACTACTCCAATTGACGTTGTAAATTATCCAGTAAAAGACTTCAAAAAAGAAAAAATGGATCTGAATCTTGAATATGATTTTAATTATCTGGCCATTTCTCAATGGGGTCCAAGAAAGAATTTCGATAACCTCATCAAATGGTTTTTGGAGGAAAATTTTGATCAAGAGGTTGGTTTAGTTCTAAAGACATCCTTTAGGAATAATAGTATTATTGACAGAGAGCACACCCGTAAAAGATTAGAAGCCTTACTTGAGGCTCATGGTGGTGAAAATCGAAAATGCAAATTGTACCTTGTTCACGGCGACTTGACGCCCGAAGAGCTAACCGGTTTATATCAACATAAAAAAATCAAAGCTCTTATTTCAACTACACACGGAGAAGGGTACGGTCTTCCGCTTTTCGAAGCGGCGTATAATGGATTGCCAGTAATTGTTCACGGGTGGTCTGGCCAAAAAGACTTTTTGTATGTTCCGGATCCTCGTCGAGAGGGTAAAAATAAGCCAATGTTCGCATCCGTAGAATATGAACTAAAAAATGTACAACCAGCAGCTATGTGGGAAGGGGTAATTCAGCATGATTCGCAGTGGGCTTTTCCGAAAGAAGCTTCTTTCAAACGCCGACTTAGAGAAGTTAGAAGTGAATATAGTAGATTCAAAAAGAATGCTAAAAAGCTTCAAACATATTTGATCAACAATTTTACAGAAGAAAAGCTTTATTCAGAATTTTGTGAATTAGTTACAAAAACAAAAAAAGGAATTGAAGAAGACCAATATATCGGGTCTGTTCTTAGGGACACGGTAGTTTCAAGTCTAATTTAGGAAAAAGAAATGGATCTAGGTATAATTCAGATAACTAATAAAAATACTAAAAGAGAAGATCTTATGATTAGTGAGATCATTCCGAAATGTATTGAAATAACAGGCGGAAAATACACTCTGGTATCTCCAGAGAATAAAAACCTGGAAGAAGAAGTAACAAAAAGAGGTGGAACTTTTTCTCTATATACGGCATGGGACAAGGATATGTCTAGAAAATGGAGACAGGGCATCCAATCAAGAAAAGAAGAGTGGGTAGCCTTTTTTGCCGATGATATCCTGCCAGACGAAAACTGGTTATCGGAGATGTCTCTATTCTTAGAAAAAAAAATACCGGGTCAATATGGATTTAGACTAACAGACGAAAATGGCAAAAGGCATGAGTTTGGAGAAGATTGGATGCAGTTCCCAAATAGAATGTTAAACCTCTCTCACAGGCCTCTAGCCTACGATATAACTACAGGAGAGATAGAACAGTCTCCCACGTCATATGTAGCAAATTGTGTAGTCCATAAAGATGTTTTAGAGATGATAGAACCATTTGGAATTTACGGAGCAGCCCCAGATGTCTCGTGGAGTTTCGCAATTAGGAGCTGTGGCTTCCAAATAGGGTTCAATCCGATTGCCAGAGCTTATCATCTTGGAGATAGGAGTGATAATAGAAAATGATACACGATACAGCCAATGTTTATAATTCTGCTGAAATTGGAGAAGGTACAAAAATTGGTGCCTTTGCTGAAATTGGTAAAGATGTAATTATTGGAAAAAATTGCTCTATTGGATGTGGAGCCTTTATTCCTGAAAATGTAATTGTTGAAGATAATGTATTTATCGGACCTCATGTCGTTTTTACAAATGATAAGTATGCCCCCTCTCGCGGAGCGTGGAGGCAAGAACCTCCAACAGTGGTCGGCTCCGGTTCTTCGATTGGTGCAAATGCTACAATTTTGCCTAACTTGGTGATTGGAAAAGATTGTAAAATTGGCGCAGGAAGTGTCGTAACAAAATCTCTAGAAGACAAGTCGGTAGCTTTTGGCAATCCAGCGAGGGTAGTATGATTAGGGCAACAGTAGGACTTCCTATGTATAGGAGTAAAAATATTGCAGAGTTATCTCTAGAAAGCCTGTGTGCACAAAAAAATATTGATTTCGAGTGGGAGTTGTTGATTATCGAAGAAGAAGAGGATTCATTAGGTAAGGAAAATATTAGTTCTTTTTCTAAAAGACTTTCAGATGTTGGATGTACAAAGATAGAATATTTTAGTATCAAGGGCTGGATTCCCCTTTCTATGAAATGGTATCATCTATCTCAAAATGCTTCTAATACTAGCGAATGTTTTCTCTTGAAGGCCGCCGATTGTTATTCGCAGCCATATAGATTGAAAGAAACGTATGATATCTTTTCGAAAAATGAGGGTATCGACTGGGTACAGGCAAAGAAAGGATATTTTTATGATATTGCTTCCGAATCAGTTTCAAGATTTAATCATGATCTCTGTTTCACCATGACAGCCGGCGGAAGAAGATCTCACCCCTGTGCTCTCAATATGGCAATTAGGACAAATTTATTAAAAAGAATACCACCAACAAAGGTAAGAAGAGGTGTCGATGGCCATATTTATTCAGAACTGCAATTAATCAAGGGAGAGCCTTTGAACGTGGGCTGGTTAGAATCAGATAATTGGAAATTGGGATTGGATACACATGGTTTGAATAATATTTCTCGCCTTCGTGGTAGAATGATCGTCAAAAATAAACCACCATTTGAGGAAACAACAGCCACTATATCAGATATTGTCCCTAGTCAGATTCAAGATTTCTTAAATAAACTTAGAGTTGATGCTCTTGAGCATAAGTATAAAATTTAGTTTTTTTGGAGAGAGGAATGACTAGAGAAAAAGATAAAAACTGCTATAATGAAATTTATAAATCTGGTGGCTACGGAGGTGCATATTTAAAAAAAGCAAAAAATGTACCAATTTATAGTACTTTATGGGAGAAAGTTGCAAATTTAGTATCAAATTCTGGATATTCAAAAGTGATTGATTTCGGCTGCGGCCCAGGACAATTTGCGGAAATCATGAATTCTATAGATTCCGATGTAAAGTATGTTGGTTATGATTTTTCTGATGTAGCAATCGCGCGCGCCCAATCAAAAAAAATTTCAAATTGTGAGTTTTCGGTAAGAGATTTATATAAATATTCCTTAGATGAGGGTATTGAGGAAAATCACGCATATGTGTGTTTGGAAGTCCTGGAGCATTTAGAGGGGGACCTATCTTTATTAGAAAAAATTCCAAAGGGAAAAACTTTATTTTTTAGCGTCCCGAATTATGATAGTACCGGTCACGTTAGGGTTTTCAAAAATCAAAAAGAAGTAACAGATAGATATGGTCATATGTTCGAGCTGGAACATCAGAAAACTATTTCATGGAATAATTCAAAAAATAAAATTTTTATTTATAGTGCAATAAAAAGATGAAAATCTTGAGCGTAATAGGGACTCGCCCACAATACATAAAAATAAAACCAGTTTATGATTATTGTCTTCTCAATAAAATTGAACACAAAATCATAGATACTATGCAACACTATTCAAACAACGTCTCAAAAAATATTATACAAGACCTTGAAATGAACATAGATTATTCCTTATCACCAGATACTAGGGGAGAAATTCCCTTTATATCAAGTTGTTTATTATCTTTGGAGAATTTATTTTCAAAAGAAAAGCCAGATTATGTATTGGTTTATGGAGATACTAATTCTACTTTTTGTGCATCATTTGTTTGCTATAAAATGAGAATTCCTGTCGGTCACGTCGAGGCAGGTCTACGATGCAACGATAAGAAAGTTCCTGAAGAGATAAACAGAATTTTTTCTGATATTATTTCTGATTTAAAGTTTTGTCCTTCTGTGGAGGCAATGAACAATTTTCCGGACGGCATATATAATGGAGATCTTGAATACGAACTATTGAATAAAATAAATCCAGAAATAACTATTTCAAATCACGCTGTCATGACGATTCATAGACAATCTAATACGAATATTGAAAAAATGTCAAAAATTTTATCTTTTTGTGAAAAGCTACCGAATAAAATAGAATTTTATGTACATCACAGAACAAAGCCAATTCTGAAAAACTTGACTATTCCCGACAATATTATTCTAAAAGATTCGTGTAACTATTCCACTATGGTAGATCGTCTGTCTTCTTGTAGGTATGTAATAACTGATTCCGGAGGAATTCAAAAAACAGTCCCTTTTTTTGGTAAAAAGGCGTTAGTTGTGAGAGATGAAATAGAGTGGAAGAAGACAGAACAAAAAAATTATGTAAAGAAGTGTACTTTTGAACAAGAAAACATAGAATGGCTATTGACACAGGACCTGAAACGTGATAAACTATTTTATATGAGTGGGAATAGTAGTCCTTCTGAAATTATTTTTAATTCAATAGAGAGACTATTTATATCGAAATAGGAGATAAAATGATTCCTTTATTTGATTTATCTAGAGTGGTAAGTCCTTATAAAAGCGAACTAGAAAAGAGCATAAGTGACTGTATTTCAACAGCACGATTCATCAATGGACCCAGTGTTCTTGAATTTGAAAATAATCTAAAAAAATATTTAGGATCCAAGAACGTCATGGGCGTATCTAGCGGTACGGATGCTCTTTTGACAATTTTTATGTCCCTAGGCTTGAGTCCGGGTGATGAGGTTTTAGTTACGCCGTTTACTTTTGTAGCTTCCGCTACCAGTATTGCAAGAGCTGGCTTATCTCCTGTTCTAGTTGATTTAGGTGAAGATTCTTTTCATCCAACTATTGAACAGTATGAGAAAAATATTACTTCCAAGACAAAGGCAATCCTGTGTGTTCATTTATTTGGAGAACCAAATGATTTATTGGAATTGAGAAAATTTTGTGACTCTAAAAATCTACTTTTGATAGAGGATTGTGCCCAATCTCTTGGCTCAACTTGGAATTCTAAAAAAGTAGGAACTTATGGAGACGCAGCTGCTTTCTCATTCTTCCCAGCAAAAAATCTTGGATGCTTCGGCGATGGTGGCGCAATTTGCACTGATAACGAAGATATTTTTGAAACTGCCAAAATTGTAAAGTCTCACGGGGCAAAAGAAAAATACAATACAATTATGATGGGTGGCAATTTTAGATTAGATACTATTCAAGCTGGAATATTAAATATTCTTTTACCGCAGCTCGAATGCTGGATTGAAAAAAGAACACAAAATGCTAAATACTATACAGATAATTTATCGCACTTAGATAATCTAACATTACCAAAAAACACCCCAGGCCACTCTTGGAACCAATACACTCTAAGGTTAGAGAATAGAGATGATCTAAAGAAGTATTTAGATAACAAGAAAATAGGAAACGCCGTATATTACCCAATTCCATTGCATAGGCAAAGGCTCTTTTATAAAAGCGAGACATTGCCAAATACAGAAAAAAGATGCTCAGAAGTGTTATCCATTCCTATATATCCTGGCCTTACAGAAAAAGAAAGATCCTTAGTTGTGGAGTCGATTTTAGAATTTATGGAGAAAAAATGAAAAGATTTGGACTAATCGGTGCGGCAGGATATATCGCACCAAGACATATGCAAGCTATCAAAGAAACGGGAAACACCCTTGAGGTTGCCTTGGATCTTCATGATTCGGTAGGTATTTTAGACAGGTACCACCCGGATGCATCATTTTTTACTGAAATTGAAAGGTTCGATCGACACATTGATAAGTTGCGCCGGCGAGGCACCGGTCTTGATTATATTTCTATTTGTTCTCCAAATTACTTGCACGATTCTCATATAAGAATGGCTCTTAGGAATGGTTGTGGTGTAGTTTGCGAAAAGCCTACCGTACTAAATCCTGAAAATTTAGAACTTTTAGAAATATTAGAAAAAGAAAACGGGAAAAAAATAAACAACATCTTACAACTAAGACTTCATGAATCGATAATTCGACTAAAAGAAGAAATAGAAAAAGATAAAATTTATGATATTGATTTATCATACATAACATCTAGAGGGTTGTGGTATCATCATTCTTGGAAGGGAGATATTCAAAAATCGGGAGGACTGGCAACTAACATAGGGATTCATTTTTTTGATATGTTGATGTGGATTTTTGGATCCGAATTAGAAAATAAAATATACTTGTCAGAAAGGGACGCAATGTCTGGTTATTTGAGACTAGAGAGGGCAAATGTCAAATGGTTTTTGAGCTGTAATGAAAAATATGTCCCAGAAAAAGAAAGAAAAATGGGACAGAAAACACACAGATCTCTAAAGATTGGAGAAAGTTCTTTTGATTTTAGCAAAGGATTTACAGATTTGCATACGAAAAGTTATGAGCATATTTTGTCTGGCAAAGGTTTCGGAATAGAAGAAACAAAAAAAGCAATCAATTTAGCATCCAAAATAAGAACTTCTGAAATATCAGAGATGGATGACGACATTCATCATTTCTTGGAGAAAAAGTGAAATTAGGAATCATTGGTAACGGATTTGTAGGAGCAGCAATCTACAATGGGCTTAGGGATCATTACGATATTTTTGTCTACGATAAAGATTCATCTAAGTCTTGCAATTCTATGAAAGAAATAAACGAAAAAGCAGATGCAATATTTGTTTGTGTTCCAACCCCCATGAGTCAAGCCGGCGAAATAGATTGTACAATAATCAATGAGACGATCAAAGATTTAGATTCGGAAAAATTATTAATTATAAAATCCACAATTACGCCCGCCGCCGCAAAAACCATTCTAGAGAAAAATGATCACAAAATGGTATTCAATCCAGAATTCCTGACTGAAAGAACTGCCAAAGAAGATTTTCTAAATCCTTCTAGAATTGTTTTGGGCGGAAATGAAAAGGATGTAAAAGAGGTAAAAAGTTTATATGAGAAAGTCTTCCCAGATGTAAAATATATAGAAACAGACCACAAGACAGCATGCTTCATAAAGTATGTCTCAAATTGTTTTTCAGCAGTCAAGATATCTATTATGAATGAATTCCGACAAATGGCAGACAGTGATAATCTAAATTGGCAAGATACTTTGGATGGCATGTTGGCATCCGGATGGGTAAACCCTATGCACACCATGGTGCCAGGACCCGATGGTAGCTTGGGTTTTGGGGGAAAATGTTTTCCCAAAGATATCAATGCCTTTATTAGTTATGCCACCAAAGTAGGAGTAGATCCAAAAGTGTTGCGGTCATCTTGGAAAAAAAATCTAGAAGTTAGAGAAAATAAAGATTGGCTAAAAATCCCCGGTGCTGTTTCTAAAAAATAAAAATAATTCACCTTTATACTTGACAAATAGCTAATAAAGAGTTATAATATAGATATAAAGGAGAAAATTATGAATTTATCTAATCAAGCGCTTGGCGCAGTAATGTTAGCACTACAAAAATCCCTTATGGAACAGTCAGATATTGTGCCAGTATTACAGGGTTTTGTATTTAAAGATACTGATGACGGTCTAGTTGTGGAAAATCCTCCAATTCTAGATTTTGGTCAACAAACCCAAGAAGAAGTAGAAGATGCCGAGGTATAATTACTATTGTGCATCTTGCGATGAATATTTCGAAATTAGACATGGCATGTCGGAGTCTTTAGAAGTGTGCACGGAGTGCGAATCTGAAGATTTCCGGCTTGTTCCATCTATTCCGTCTTACCTAAATAAGACAAACAAAGATGCCGATAAAAAAGTCGGGTCTGTTGTGGAAGAATATATAAAGAAAAATAAAAAATCAATTTCTGAAGAAAAAAAGAAATTGAGACAAAAGGATTATAAAGTATGAGCTGGGCACTGATTTCTATAGTCTTATCTTTGGCTTTACTTGTTAGTATTGTGGCTAATCTGGCTACAACTTGGTATGTCATAAATCTATTGAGGCAAGTAAGATATTATGACGAAGAATTGACAGAAAATATTACTGTTATCAATAACTTTACAAACCATCTGAAATCTGTATATGAATTGGAAACATTCTATGGTGATGAAACTCTTCGTCACCTATTGAGACATGCACAGGATTTGACATCCGTGTTTGATCAATATAATCTATATTCTGATATGGACTTGGCAGAGGAAACAGAAAATGACAACACAGCAAGAAATTAAGCCAAAAAAACGCAGAAGAAGAATCAGAAGAAGTAAAAATTCTAGAAAATATTTTACTCAAGAACATGAAGACGCAATTATTGAATATAACAACTCCACAGATCTGGATAGAAGAGAAGAGTTGTATAGAACAATGATTCAGCCAACCTTTAGCGAAATGGTAGATAAGATCGTTTTTACATATAGATTTACGACTTTACCAAACATTGACACACTTAGAGAAGATTGTAAAGTCTGGCTAACAACAGTCATTGAGAAGTTCAATCCAGATAAGGGGTCGAAAGCTTTTTCTTATTTTTCTGTTATTACGAAAAATTGGTTCATTCAGAAAGTAAAGAAAAACAAAAGAAGCAGACAGAGAGAAATAGAATTTCAAGACTTATCTAAAGAAATGGAACTGAAATATGTTGCAGTAGAAATGGAATACGATGATCTTCGAGAGAAGGATGAATTTTGGAAACACCTGTGGTCAGAAATTGAAGGGTGGGACAAAATGAAGCTTCGAGAAAATGAAAAGAAAGTTTTAGAAGCTATAAAAATTCTATTAAGTTCTCCAGATGAGATAGAAATTTTTAATAAGAAAGCTATTTATTTGTACATAAGAGAAATTACCGGATTGAATACAAAACAAATTGTAAATTGTTTGAATAAGATGAGGAACCGGTATAAAATTTTCAAAACCAAGTGGGACCGTGGCGATTTATGAAAAAACTTGATAAGTACATTGACGAAGCTATCGACAATATAAGAAATGACAGAGATGTCACTCGTCGTTTATTGGACGATGTAATGATCTATCTAAGCAAGAGTGAAGAAAGACATAGAGAAGTTGGCATAACAGCCGCCAAATATGTAGAAACATTACAAAGATCAAATGAGCAATTAGTAAAAGTCGCGACCCTGATACAAAAAAAGGAATCGAAACAAGAGGGCCTTACTGACGATGATAAGGCCGAGATTTTCGATTTACTACAAAAAGGGGGTCCCGTTGACTAATGGCTGGCGACGATAACAACGACGATAATGATGAGTTTTACCCGTCCTTGGGAGTTTTAAATCCCTTGGTAATGCCTACTGATGGTTTTAGGTATTCTAGGTCTATGGAAGGCAAAGGGGTACCCCAAGTCAAGACTGGAGTGGAGTGGGTAGCTGACCAAGGTCAAAATGCTCTCCCTCCTCTACCATGGGAAGCAACAGTCATTGGAATAGAAAAGGCAGAAAAAACTTCTTGGATTCCTAATAGTTGGTACCCAGGTGTTTTTTCAAGAAATTCTCCAAAAGCAGCTATTTGTCATGTCGATATAGTGCACACATTCGTAGCAAAGTTTAAAAGGAAAGAACTAAGAGGACTAGAAGAACAAGAAAGAATAAAATATAATCTAAAACAGTATGATATAATAGCCAGAAATGGAGGAACCTTTACAATACACGTAGATTCTCCGGAAATGGAAGCCGTCGAACTAAAACCTGGAGATCGGGTACAAATAAACTACAAAGATCCGAAAAAATTTACAGGCGGATATGTAAGCAAAGTTTTAAAATTAAACAACGCTAATTTCTTGCCTCCAGAATGGCGAGACCCAGTTCGCAACACCGCGCCCCCTGCTGATCCCAAATCAGCATTCGAAGCCGGAGAACCATCAACCGTAGGAGACCTAACTCCAGCAGAGGATGCAGAGTTTCTAGATGTTCCTCCTGCCGAATTCGAAAATGAACAATTGGATCCCAACATTCCTCAAAATTTTAGACCTTTTCTTCATCCCCTAAATGGAGTAGGAACAATTGCTTCAGCCGCCCCTCTAAGAAATACTAGAACTGGTACTCACGCTGGGGTGGATATCGGTCCAAAGGGCACCCCCATATATGCCATGGCCGATGGATATGTTTCAAGTGCTACGCAGGCCAGCGGCAAAAAGTCGAAAAAATATGTTTCTGATCGCCACCTTCGCTATTTGACAGAAGAAACATTTACGGAAACTTCTGGAGAAAATATTGGAAAGAAGTATGTTTTTAGAGATAGCTCGATGAGTTCGCAAGCCGGCTGGTTTTGCGAGCTTATACATTGGCCAGAAAAAGTTGGAAAACATCCGGTCAACAAGCAAGGATGGAATGCAAATAACGCCAACGGATATGGCAGCAGATATCTTCATATGATGTCTCCTCCTTTAGTCAAGAAAGGGCAAAAGGTCAAGAAAGGGCAACTACTTGGATACGTTGGTGGTACGCCTTTTTTCGCCCCGCACCTCCATTTAGAAGTCGTTTATAAAGGCCTCTATGCGGATCCTACCCCATATATGTATATGGATATTAATGCAATCGCCATGATAGAACACGGCGGACAGGGAGCAGATAAACAATCAGAGGGGTCCGACTTTGGGCTAATTAGAAAAGTCTTTACCTATAATGGCACATCAAAAAAATATAACTATAGAATTGGAAAGTTTGTAACGGGTCAACAATTGGTGTGGCCTAAAAATGGTAATATTAACCCAAACAATCCAGACTCATCTAGACAGTGGTATAAGCCAGTATCAGGAAATCCTCTCTCTAACGAAGAGATGACTTATGTTGCACAACAGGTGGAAAACAGCAACCCAACAGAAGATTCAGAAGGTAAGGATACAGAAAATTCAAAAACTCCAGATATAGGAGATATTCCAAGTCAGCCAAGACCAGAACAAGGAGGCGAATAAATGCCAATCAATTTATCTCTATTGGGTATTTCTAAAAAGCAAGCAGCCACATGGATAACTAACAGTGCAAGAAATTTAGAGAATCTCAACCCATATGTAAAAAGCATTGTAGAAAGTGGAATTTCTGAACTAAATGAGGATCCCTCTACAATAAAAACGGAGAAAAATCTATCACCGAGTGTTCCAGGTTTGAATAGTGCACGATCAGCTGAACCTATTTGTCGATATATCAAAGGGGAAGGAGAAAGGGTGTTCAACAATTCGAATGATGCTTGGATTGTGTTAGGTAGAGATAGAAAAGACAATTTAGCAAGTGGATATGGCGGAGCCGGACATTCAGGAGCAAGCTCGATTGATATAGTATGCGGTCGCGGCGCCTCCGCCGGCGCCGATGATGACTCATATGTTGATCCAAATTTTAAAAGTGATGCAGCCCGTATATATATAAGTCAAAAGTCGGATATTGATGATTACTTATCGCTCGTTGATGGTACAGTTGGGAACTCCAAGGCAAGGTCTGCAATTGGAATGAAAGCAGATTCCATCAGATTAGCAGCCAGACAAGGAATAAAAATTGTTACGAATGCGGATGATACAAATTCGTTTGGTGGGCTTCTGCTAGGAACAAAGGGCATAGATCTAATCGCTGGCAATAATGAGGAAGAATTGCAGCCCATTCCAAAAGGAGACAATACTGTGAGTGCATTGAGAAAAGTCAATGAAAATATAAGTCGCCTAAACGGGATTGTTATGAATTTTATTTTGAACCAAACCGCATTCAATATTGCTCTACAGGCCCACACTCATGCACCCTCTTTTGGTATGGCTCCATCTATAGAATTGCAGCCTGTCGGGGTATTTTCCAATAGTCAGATTATTCAAAACATTCCAAACTTGTGGCTAAACAAGGTAAATACTGAATTTATTTTTCCAATGAACTTTCTATATCCTTTCGGTACGAAATATATTTGCGGGACTAACAGGACAAACTAATGACTGAAAGATGTAAAGAAGAAATCGAAGAAAAAGAAATAGATTGTGCACCCTCTTCTGGCAAGTGCGATAATCCCCCTTCTCCAATGCCAGTTCCAGACTGGCGTAAAACAAAAGATCCTTTCAAAAACGAAAAAGAAGGAAAATATTCCGTAACGATAACGCTGACAGAAGAAATAAAAAATTTAGATGAATTGGATACAAAAAAAGGAGAAGAAATAAAAATCTCCGCTTTGCTGGAGATGCTTGATTTTTATGGAAAAGATGAGAAAAATGTAGGATCCGTATCTTACGATGACATCGATATTGAAAAGCTGTACGTTGACCCTAGAATTCTAGTAAAGCCAAAAGTATTAGTAAGCGTATCATCTCAAATTTTTGACAAAATTCCAGAAAATCTATCCGAACAAGAAGAGGAAGAGAAAGCTCCCTCTGAAGAATCTTCCGATACAGCAGCTAGCGAGAGTAAAGAAAGCGAATCCGCTGATGTGTCTCCAGAAGAAGCACCTATCGCAAATTACGTTATTTTCGAATCTTCAGAAATAACAAAAATGTTCGAAACAGTGGCAGAAAAAATTTCAGAGTTATCTGTAGAAGCTGTGAAATTATCATATCAGGATCCTGGCCAGGTTTTGACGATCAATTTGATAAAAGAAGCACAAAGACTTTTAGGATATAGATCTTCTTTAATTTCTCTTATTGAGAAAAATGGTTACACTTTACAAAATATAGAAAGAGTAAAAATTCAATTCAATTCAGATAGTGTTAGGAGTGTCGAGGTTGGCCCGAAAAGCAATTGCTCAAAAAAACTAGCAAAAGGATTTCAATCTTTCAAAAAAGGACCAGATGTCTCAAGACAACTAACAAACAGCTTAGTATCTAGACTTCCAGATATATATAAAGATTTCAATTCTAGAAGATCTTTGAATTATCAATCTTTTATAAACAAATATATGTCCAATGTTCAATCTTATTCTCAAAATGGATATGTAGATAGGGTTTCTGCACAAGACATTTATCCTTTTAGAAAATATTTTTCAGAACAGTTTGAGACGAAAGTTTTGAAAACACAGTCAGAAGTACAAAGAGAAGAAGAGCTGATGACAGATATGGTAATGATGAAAGATCGATACCAAAATCTAATAAAAGAACAGATATCAGTAAACGATCCTATCTCAAATAGTTTTCCTGATCTTGTAAAATCCACTGGAACCGAATCTGATATTGAGTTTTTTTGGCAAAATGTTGTAAACGGAATGGGAAAGAGGGGAATCTCTTCTTTGGCCAGGGTGGCTCTTAACAAAGCTCAAGAAAATTTAGGAGTAGATCTCAACAATTCCATTATATCAGAAAGCTTTGTTATGAATCTAAATAATGCTGATTTGGCTAACTTTATAAGAAAAATTCCAACTCAAGCAGAATTACAAGAAAACATTAATAAAACTGCCGAAGATATTCTTGTTGGAATAGGCATAGAAGAATATGATATCCCATGGCAAAATGGCTCCCAAAGAGGAAGCTTTTCTAGTACAAATCCTAATTCTGATTCATATAATCGCGAACCCCTTTCAGAGTTTGAAGAGTTGATGAGGTATGGCACCATCGCCACCGGTTATCGTGAGCGTGTTACTCAAGAAGTTTATGATGCATACAGGCAAGCAATTACAGAGAACATGATGCCAGAATCTATCTTGGCAATCGCCGATATAAATTTCGAAGGCCCATCGTTTTATGATGTATTATGCTTGAGAAATAAATTTGGTAAAGTTGATATAGATTTACAACTTCCAAAATTCAATGGGAAAATAGGAATTCCAGAACTTCCTCAAATAAAAGTCCCAGACTTGTTAGCAATTGTCATAGAAAATGCTATTCAAGCTGCTCTAAAGCTAATCTTGAATACCGTTATGATGATTATAGAGAAAATATTGTCAGCTTTGGGTGATGGTGTTTGCGAATCTCCATCTAATTTTGGTATCGAAGACATTCCCGTCTCAAACCTTAGAACGATTATCAAAAACTCAATACCAATTCAGGGAAATGCTCCCGAACTGGTAGACAGTTATATGACAAGCTTTCTTTCGTCTTCTGGTTTTACACCAGATAATTCTCCAAAAACTAGATCAATAGTTGCAGAATTTATTGATGATATCTCTGTTACTTTGACAGAAAACGAACTAATGCTTTTACTAAAAGGTCAACCAACAACAGAAGTTTTGGTACTTGTATCCGAGTTAGCAAAAATGAGAGATAACTTTTTAGCTAACCAATTGACTGATCCGAACAATGTGGCAGACCTATTTTCATCTTTGAGTAATTTTATCCCTCAAGATTTTTTGAATAACCAAACTGATCCAAGCCCGATAAATCCAACAAGTATTGGAATCTGTAGAGATGAAGGCGCCCTCGATAAATTCAGTGCTCTAAGATGCTCGTTGCTGGGTCAGAACAAGGGATTGAAAGAAGAAGACTGCAAAAATCATCTAGATATTCTAAAAGATTTGGCTAAAAATGATGTAGAAGATTTAAATAATATTATACAAAATCTTGACAACATGATCGGCTGCTCTTTGCCTGATATTATCGCAAATCCATCATGTCCGGGAGAAGACACTTCATCTGCACTGTTACCACAAATACCAGACCAAGTAAAGCAAATTCTAAACTCTGCAATGTCTTCTTATTTTGATACTTTAGAGTTGAAAATAATGGAAGAACTAATTGATCATCAAGGTTTTTTGGATATGGTTTTGGTTGATGAATTCGGAGCCGGATTCAAGCAGCACAACAATCTAATAAATGGCCCACTAGGTGCAGAAAGTCCAGAAGATTGGAAATTACTAGGAATATTCTCCTCTCACGCATCACCAGCTTCTGGATCCACAGGCTCCTCTATTCTACGGAATAGTCCCACTGGCTCAATAGGTAATTTTCCGGAAGAGGTGGCTTCACAACTAAAAGAAAATTTGGAAGAAATGGTAGAGAAAAATTACGAAGTTACCCAGAATAATGGATACGATATCTTTACCTATGAATATCCAGAGAATCTAGATGATTATTCTTTTTATCTAGCTGATACAAATTTGAATGGAAAAGAATATATTTTGAAACTGAAAGAGTCCTATAAGCAAGGTGGAAATAAAAAAGTAGATATATTTGAAGAGGAAGCCCTTTATGTAAGAGGAGAAGAAAATATCGATGCAAGTTTGGGCATGTACATCAGTTCTGAATTAGGAGTGGATATAAATTCACCTACTGCCAAAAAAGATTGTATATTTTCTACCATTGTTTCCAATGTACCAAACTCGAAAGAACACGAAGTTTTTATAAAAAGCTTTAGTGATAAGCTATATTTCTATTTTTACAAAAAATATCTAAAAGAAGTAACAAACAAAATAACAGAAGAGGTATCTGGATCGACATCTTTTTCTTTTGGCTATGATCCGGAAGCAAAGCCAAAAAAGATTTGCTTAGATCCGGAACAGTTTGGTGGAACAGAAGAAAATCCACCATATTATTTAGAGCCTCCCGAGAGATATGGCTGGCTAAACATATACGACAAAATAATTCCAGAACAAGATGGCGAAGAGCCACATCGCTCTTCTATTATAAATTTTGAAGAAATTTCTTCTAAGATTGTAGAAAATTCAGAATTGTTTCCCGATGACGAAAGAATATATGTAGACACGCGTAAAATGTTTATTCCACCATTCTACCAGGTTCTTGATAAAAGTTCTAAAGCAATGATGGAGGCTACTCTTCGTGCAACATTTAGGGTGTATATTTTTGATATCATGCTAAAAGGCATCAATATATTTACCAAATTCAAGCCCGATTTTACTGAAAATTTTGACGATGTATTGCTCTCTTATTTGTCAGAAAACATCAAGATGGGCTTGTTGGACGAAAGTAAAACTTTTTATGGCAGAAAAGATGACGCTTATTATTTGGAGTTTTTAGAGCAGACAGTTCAGATATTTGGAAATCTTGTAGATGCCAGTCTTGCTGAACCAACCCTGCAAGAACAAAGCGCGATAGACTACCTTAACCAAGAACAATCTAAATTGGGTGTAATTTGTGAATCTACTAAGAAAGAAAATAAAAAAATCAAGCTTGACTTTCTAAGAAGGGAAGACATTCAAAAAGAAGCTATGGTGATTTTCAAAAGATATATCGCCGAAGAGTTGAAAAAAGTGTCTGCTGCCTTTGAAGAGACTTTAGATTTAGATGCTGAAATAGTTGATGACATCTTTGTTCAAGAGCAGGGCTGGATTCACAATCCTATCGAGCTTGGTCGTGTCGTTGAGGGAATGACACTAATAACGGATGTAGTGGCAGATACAGCATCAGAGATTGATCCTCCTGATTTTAGAAACAACATTTATGGAAATCCTCCTGGGAAATTTGATTTATCAGAATTAGATTATATCCCATTTGTATTGGAGCGATATATAAAAATAGAAGACTACAATGACAAGGAGGCTGAAGATAAAAACATTCCTTCTCGTGTAAGAAATAGAGACAAAAATCTATACGGCGTAGTAAATGCAACTTCGTGGTCGGATTATTTAGATTCTATTTCTGATATTACTTCCGAAAAAGAAGTTAGCGATTTTTGGAAAAGTTGGAAATTTGGAATAAGGATTAGTATCGTACCAACTGGAGATTTTATTGATGGAAAAAATTTCAAAGACATTTTGGTTGATACGCCAGAAGAGATGTGTCAAAGCAGTAAAGCTTACAAGATAGGTAAATATAACTCTCCTTTATTACCGTTTATTAATCACGAGGAGGATATTGAAAATAAATCAATTTCTGAATATCAAAATGGTCAAATAGTTACAGATTTCAACAATAATCAAAAATGTATGTTATTCGATTTTTTTGAAACGCCTCAATATAGATCTATTTTTAAGTATTCTATGTCATTCTCTAGAATTCTGTCCATGATGGGAATTTATACCATAAACGGATTTTTACCTTCTTTTCAGGATGCAGACGCGGCTTACCTTGGCCCCCTAAGAGGCCTAAAGAGTTGGAATAGAAGAACTCTAAAAAAATCAAAAGATTATGCAAGAATAATTTTTGAATCAATTTATAATTCTAGGGATCCAAATTACAAAGACAGGAAATCTCGTCGACCAACGGAATTTTTTAGAAATAATAATAAAATTAGGTTTTCTTCTGTCGATATTGGTCTGAAATGGTTTGAGCGCCAGCTTGAGTTGCCTAGACCATTCGATAAAGATGGTAATCCAAAAGATTTTATAAAAGAAGATTGCTCATAAATAACTAAAACAGGGAAGTAATTTATTTTTTAAGCCTAATTATAGGGAGGAATAAGTATGGCTTCTGGATATTCACCAAAATTACCAATCTCAAGACATGCCGATGATGGGTACTCATTGACTAAAACCTTGGAGCAGGTAGCATCTCAAAATCTAAAGCACCTGTTGTTGACCAATCCCGGAGAAAGAATAATGGATCCAGAATTTGGAGTTGGTTTGAAGAAATTTTTATTCGAAATGAGAACAGAAGAAGTAAATTTTGAAATGAATTCCAGAATAAGAGAGCAGGTATCAAAATACTTGACCTATATCAACATACAAAATATTAGCTTTAATAGCGATATTCGAAATGAAAACCTTGTTGCGGTCTCTATTGTGTATAACATCTTGCCTTCCACAAAGCAAATCATAACAGATTTTTTAGTTTCACTATCGCAATAATAGCCAAATTACTACTTACTATAGAGGAAAACAAATAGATGGCAAAAAGTAAAAAAACATCACCAGTTATTTATACCAGTAGAGAATATACAAGTATTAGAGATGATCTTTTACAATTTGCAAAAAGATATTATCCAGAGTCTTTTCAGGATTTCAACGAGTCTTCTTTCGGGTCTTTGATGATTGATACAGTCGCATACGTGGGAGACATTTTGTCATTCTACCTAGATTACCAAACAAACGAGTCTCTATTGGACACGGCTATTGAATATAATAACGTAGTTAGGCTTAGTAGGCAGTTGGGCTACAAATACCAAGGTAAGCCAACTTCTTCAGGAGTCATTGCACTTTATTGTATCATCCCATCAAACTCTATAGGTTTGGGTCCGAATTCATCATATTTTCCAATTTTGAAAAAAAATACACAACTCAAATCTAAAAATGGAGTTTCTTTTTTGTTGGATGAGGATGTGAGATTTGACAATCCAAACAACGAAATAGTGGCAGCCAGAATTGATCAAACAACCGGCACTCCAACATCATATGCCGTAAAGGCATACGGAAAAGTCATATCTGGTATCTTATCTGAAGAAACAATCATAGTTGGAGAGTTTGAGAGATTTAAGAAAATAGAATTATCTTCAAGAAATATATCCGAAATTTTATCAGTAGTGGACTTGGAAGGAAATGAATACTATGAAGTAGATTACTTGTCCCAAAACGTAATTTATAAAGACGTTACCAATCGCGGTTTAGATAAAGAAGATACACCTTCTATTCTCAAACCATTCGTCGTACCAAGAAGATTTACTGTAGAGCAGACATATGGCAAAACTACTCTACAATTTGGGTATGGCTCTGATTCCGAGCTGGCAGAGCCTTCTATTGCCAACCCAAGTAATGTAGTCCTAAAGAAGCATGGCAAAGAATATATTTCAGATTTTTCTTTTGACCCTTCAAAGCTTTTGAGCACCGATAAATTTGGCGTAGGGCCGGCAAATACTAGGCTAATAGTAAAATACAGAACAAATAACTCTAGAAATACAAATGCAGCCGCAGGAACTCTAAAGACAGTTAGTAATCCTATAATTGAATTCAACAATCCACAAAACTTAAATAACAATACAATAAGAAATGTGCGCTCTTCTATTGAGTGCTATAACGAATCACCAATTACGGGAGACATAACACCAGAAACTTCTGAAGAGCTAAAGATAAGAACAATGGATAACTATGCTGCACAAAATAGAGCAGTGACCACACAAGACTATAAATCAGTTATCTATGCAATGCCACAAAAATTCGGTGCGATAAAGAGATGTCAAGTAGTCAGAGATAGTGACTCTTTCAAAAGAAATATAAATATTTATTTACTATCTCAAGACGAAAAAGGGAAACTAACGACAGCTTCTCAAACTTTGAAAAATAATCTAAAAGTCTGGCTTGGAAACATGAAAATGGTAAATGATACTGTAGATCTAATAGATGGTAAGATTATCAACATAGGTATAAATTTCAAAATCGTTGCAGATAAAAATTCTAATAGATTTGAGATTTTAGATGCCTGTACAGAAGCCTTAAAAAATAAATATATTGAACCATTTGATATGGGTGAGCCAATATATTTGAATGAAATTTATTCGACACTGAATAGGGTAAGAGGAGTTATTGATACTGAAGATGTCGAGATTGTTGTAAAGCGCGGATCTTCTTATTCTACAACAACTTATAGCGTAGCGGAGGGAAAAGTAAACGGTGGAAGAGAACTTATGTCTCCACTAAATGCTGCGTTTGAAATAAAATTCCCAGATTTAGATATAAAAGGTACTATTAAATAATGGCTATTAAAAAGTATTATTCAAATGCAGACAACACTATAACCAGCGCATATCGAACAACTTTAGTTTCTAGAGGTACTGGTTCGAATATGGGACTATCAGATATTCTAGAAACATTTTCAATTTATGGTCAAGAAACCACTAACTCAACAGAATTAGAGAGAATTTTGATAAAATTTCCTGTAAATAAAATATCTCAAGATAGAGCAGCGGGACAGATCCCAGGCGCTGGAAATGTAAAATTTTTCTTAAATATGTATAATGCGCCACATAGGCAGACAACCCCAAGACAAGCTAAATTGGTAATACTTCCAATCTCGCAAGCTTGGCAAGAAGGAACTGGCTTAGATATGGAAGATTATACCGATGTCACAAACGATGGAGACGGATCTAATTGGGTAAATGCTGGAAAAGCAGCTCCGTGGGTCAGGCAAGGGGGCGATTATTTGACCACTCCTGTGTTCTCTCAAACGTTTCCTGTAGGAAATGAAGATTTGCAAGTCGACATTACAAGCTTAGTCGAGGAATGGATTGATGGATCCATCGACAATTACGGTGTGGGAGTACACTTTACATCCAGCCAGGAAGCTTATTTTGACAATTCCCTGGCAGCAGACGACGGACCCCAGTTATATAATCCAGATGGAAGTACGGAAAGTTGGTATACTAAGAAATTTTTCGGGAGAGGTTCTGAATTTTTCTTCAAAAGACCCACAATCGAGGCTGTTTGGGATTCGTCGATTAAGGACGATAGAGGTAACTTCTACGCAAGTTCATCATTATTGCCAGCATCCGACAACACTAGAACTGTTTACTTATATAATACAATAGGCGGTAGATTGAGAAACATCCCGGCAATTGGCACCGGTCAAATAAATTTGAGAATTTTTACGGAAGAATCTGAAGGCACACAGTTGGCGACAGGGCCAATCGTTGGCGGCCACGTTTCTACTGGAATATATTCTGCATCCTTTGCCCTAGACACTACCGCTAGTGTTGTTTATGACAGATGGTTTGATCCAACTTTTACCAATTGTTATTATACAGGATCAATCGAAATCAAGAATCACCAGGTGTCTAATTACAATCTGTATCCAAATTATGTTACAAATTTGACAAATCTTAGACCAATTTATTACACACACGAAACGAATAGATTTAGATTTTACGTCCGCGAGAAAGATTGGAGTCCAACTATTTACACGGCCGCAACTAAAGACAATGATACTTTGATTATCGAAAGCGGCTCATATCAAATTCATAGAGTTATAGATGATCTGGTTGTTGCACCATTTAGTACTGGAAGTAATATTGGGACAGAAATGTCCTTTGATGTCAGTGGTAATTATTTTGATTTCAAAATGGACTTTCTAGCTCCAGGATATTCTTACGGAATCAAAGTGGCATATTATGATGATACCGTAAACAGCTACGTTGAGCAACCCTATATTTGGAAATTTAGAGTAGAAAAAGTATGAGCATTAGAGATTTTTTCAACAAGTCTTATAAAACCCTTTCTTCCGATATATCAACCCTCGGAGAAGAGACGGAATCTACAGGTAACCTCTCAAATAGACTAATTGAGAAATATAGATTTATACCCCCTGTAGATTTTGAAAACCCAGAATCTTTTGCAAAATTCGGATCCGCAAGGAGGTATTACGAAGATTCTATCCAAAGAATATATAATACCTATCCATATGACGGCTCTCTTCAAGAGCGCACCCAATTTTCAAACGAGTCTACATATTTGGACTTATATATTTTAGATAATTTATATCCTAGATCCACAGGTTATGCCATAATTTCTCCAAATGGCTGGGGAACTCAAGTATCTTCTAAGTCTTGGGGCGCCGGCGGAGACGTGATTGGAAAGCCGAGTATTGTAGAGTATATTCAAGTTATCGGCGGCCCACATACTGCTTCTGGTGGGATGACCAATAAGGATCTTGCAGACACGTTTAGTAAATCAAATATTTACGATCCAGCCTTGAACCGCGAATCTAATTTGAAATGCGATTTTGATAGTGGCATAACTATAGAATTTTGGATGAATAAACAGCAGGGATCACTGACAAGTGGGTTATCTGATGTTGAAATGATCGCTCACTTGACAAATGATAATAGTGGTTCAGTTCAGATTTATTTAGATACAAAAACACCGGGCGATGATTTGAAGCGCCGCTTAGCAATTGCCGCAACAACACAGACTCAAGTGGCAATCTTTGAATCAACTCTTACAAATATAGAAATTTTAGATGGAAACTGGCATCATTATGCAATTTCTCTAAAAAATTCTGGAAGTAATCTAGAAGTAAAGACATACTACGATGGAATCTTGCGAGATAGCGACAATGCAGCATTTTTTATAGGCACCGCGCCGCTGTCAGAAGTTACTGGTGCCCTAAAGATGAACGTTGGAGCAAGTAGGGAGTTTTCCTATGACTTAGGAGGGCCAGATTTAGACTTTCCATCTGATGGGTGGTGTAAATTATCCGGATCAATCGATGAATTTAGATATTGGAAGACAAAAAGAACTTCTGAAGATATTGGAAAAAATTGGTTTACCCAATACGGTGGTGGCACGAACCGAGATGCTGCAAATACAGATTTGGGTGTTTATCTGAAATTCAATGAAGGAATCACCGGAAACGACCACATCGATTCTGTTGCTCTTGATTATTCTGGAAGGTTATCCAATGGCGCGTGGGTTGGTTACACATCCGAAGCACGATCAACTGGTTCGGCAATTGATTCGCATTTATCAAGACAAAGCGAATTCCGTGATCCAATTATTTACCCGTCTCACCCAGAAGTAAAAAGTTTGTACGAAGAATTGTCTCAATCTGGTTCTGTTTATGATTTGACCAATAATTCTTCGATATATACCTCAATTCCATCTTGGATTACAGAAGAGGACACAAGAGAAGGAAATTCAGATTTAGAAATCTTAACTCAAATACTTAGTAGCTATTTAGATACCCTCTATCTTCAAATAGAAAATTTACCCCACATCAAAGACAAAGGTTACGATTCTTTGGATGTAAAGCCGTACCCTTTCTTGGATAAGATATTAGAATCTCACGGCTTTATTGCTCCTGAAATTTTTGCAAATGCAGATGTTATTTCACAAATTTTACAAAGAGATGGGGCTAGAAAATATGAATTAGATTTGACAGATATCAAAAACGCGATTTATAAAAACATATATAACAATCTGGAGTATATATACAAATCAAAAGGAACAGAAAAGGCATTTAGAAACTTAGTTCGGTGTTTCGGCGTAGACGAAGAGTTGATTAAGATAAATGTATATGGTGACAATACATCTTATGACTTTAGGGATTCTTATAAATCAACTTCTGAAAGAAAAAAATATGCTGATTTCAACGATCCGGACCGCTTTGATTCTACAGTTTATCAGCAAACTGCAAGTGGTAATCCAAATACCCTATCATATGTTCCGGGTGTTAGCTCCTCATATGCAAGTTATTCATCATTTACGGCAGAAGTAGAAGTAATATTTCCTAAAAAAATAGAAAAAAGAAATAGTGCTTACTTTCCTACTACATTTCTAACTTCTTCTATATTCGGTTTTCACACGGCCGATACTGGCACAGTCGAGTTGACATGGAAAAGTCCAGATTATGATCTGCAAGTCTATGCTATTAGGTTTGAGAAAGAATCAAAAGACGTGTACTTTAGTTTACAGAACACCGATGGAACCATAAATCTAACTACAGACATATATAAAGACGTTTATGATAATCAAAAGTGGAATTTTGCTGTTAGGCTTAGTCCAGAAAAGTCTCCGCACTCCGATTTACCTTCTGGATCATCAGATACGAACTATCTTTTAGAATTTAGCGGAATAAACTCTGAAATTGATTATGTTTCGGGAGAATTCAAGTTATCTGCCAGTATAAACCCGATTACTGGGAGCGCCCTCCTCGGAGAAGCTAAAAGAATGTACTTAGGTGCGCACAGAGCCAACTTTACCGGCTCCACTTTGGCATTTTCTGATGCTAAAATAAGTTCTCTAAGGTACTGGGCAAGCTATCTGGACGATGATGTCCTATCATCACACGCTAGAGATCCGTCCAACGTTGGTGTGGCCGCCCCATATGCAAGTACGTATTTGATGCAAACTAGTTTGCAAAATATTATAGTCCCTCAAATAGAGACTTTGGCCCTAAATTGGGATTTCTCTTCGGTTACTTCTTCTGATGGGGGCTTGTCGGGTATCCCATTTGTTTCCGATGCGGGATACCTAGTTCAAGATGTTTCTTCTGGTTCGCTAGACACTATCGATCGATATAAGTGGCTTGGGGATGTAGTAAATCACCAATTGACCGGTCGAGGAGACTTTTATTTAGCAAATGATAGCAAAGTTACAGACGCTAGGTATGTTTATAGCGGAAAGCAAGCACTACCAGAAGTTATTCAGGCTTCGGATACAATAAATTCTCTGGGAGAGAGTGATCTGGCGTTCACTAGGGACACCAGACCAGCAAGACACTTCTTCGCAATAGAAAAAAGCATGTATCAAGCAATTTCGGAAGACATGGTCAATATGTTTTCCACCATTGTTGACTTCAATACACTGGTGGGGGAACCTGTCAACAGATATAGGGGAGAATATAAATATTTACAAAAACTAAGGCAACTTTATTTTGAAAAAGTGGAGAATGAGCCAGATTTAGAGAAATTTATTAGCTTTTATTCCTGGATTGATCAATCTCTAGGTAAAATGTTGCAAACTCTCATACCAGCTTCGGCAGAATTCTCTGAAGACATTAGGAATATGGTAGAAAGTCACATTCTAGAAAGAAATAAATATAGATCAAAGTTTCCAACTCTAGAATTTACAGCCAGAGATCCAGAGGCCGGCCTAATTGGAATAAATAAACATTTATACGACTGGAAAACAGGTCATTCTCCTGTAAATGGCCAAGAAAATGAAAACTGCTATTGGTGGAAAGCTCGCGCAGAAAGAAACAATCCAGAAATAACATCCGGGAATGCCACAGTTGATTCAAACAGGCAATCTTATCTAAATGCAACGATTAGTGCGCTAAATCGCTCATATACTACCCCTCTTAGGCTAAATATTGCCCAACAAAGGACCATTCATGGTGGAAATAACATGGATTCCAAAAAGTCGGTAGATATTACACGATCAAAAATAAAATTTGGCACCTCTGATGGTGTAGAGATAGCAAATCTTTCCCCTTTGCCAGATTGCACAGACGAATCTTTAGAAAAAGTAATAATAAACGGTGCCATGAAGTCAAATCCAGCCGAAGAATATCTAAATTCTTCAGCACAGAGATACTTTCCATACACATTTTACTTCTCTTCTATGGGACTGGAGCTGAATAACTTACATAGAGACGCATATGGCCCAGATATGGAAACCCCAATGCAGTCTCCGTTTACAAATGCGCACGTCGGAGGCCTTCAATCTAGGCACGTACCTTTGAATCAGGGAGCGGATACTAAATCTACAAGACCAGAAGCGTGGGATTTGCAATTTCTAACAATTGTTCACCCTGCATCGGACAATCCCAGGGCACCATACTACCGAGATGAAACCGCAAAAAGGCCGCTAAACATCAAAAACATCAAAGGACCAGCCGGAAATTACCAATACGACTATCAAGCGATTATGACATCCGGGAGATCCGTAAATAATAGGGCTTTTGTCAAGTCAGAAGGCTTTTCTTTGATAGACCCAATCAGTGATGTTTCTTCATCTTGGGTTCCAGATATGGCAACCGAACTCGGCCCAGAAATAGACAGGCTCGGCACTTGGGGATCAAACAAATATATCATTGTGGAGAGATTTTCTGCCCCCGGTGGCCCAGATACGATGGGTGATGCCAACGGCGGCCCCGGATTAGACAAATACGCAGCAGAAATGTCTCCAAATAATGATCTGAATTATAGAAACTCTTTCGTCAGAGATGTTTTACAGAGCCTACACACCAGTCATGTAAACAAGTTTGGATATTTTTCCGATTCACAGGACATTCCAGGTGCAGAAGCTTCTGAAGTCAACCCTCTAAACTACGAAGGTACTGGTTCAATTTATAAAACTAATAGAAATACTAGATATTCTTATCGCCTAAGTGGTACAGTTGCGGTCAAAACGCCCCAATATGATAACTGGTACGTTCAGCACCCAATCCCGCAAAGCGATTTTCAGTATGCTTGGATCACTGCATCATATGTATCTAGTCCTTATTGTGGATATTTACCTCCAGATGGAGCACCATATAGTAGTTCACTAGGTTTGATACCTGCTATCACTTTCGGCCCTATTACTTCATCTTATTCGTGGGAGATTTGGCCAACATGGAAGCAAATAAGAACCGGAGAGGAACTTCAAGCGAGACAAATAAGAGAAAACAATCAAATAGTGTATAACCCTCCAGGGAAAACTTTCAAAAATTCTTCAGGAATAACGATTATTCCTAAATTATCTCCAAACTACAAGACTTTTGATGAACCTTGTGTGGTATCTAAGTATAGACCTGTAAATCAGGTCTTGAATGATTCTAAATTTATACTAAGTGCGACAAAAATTTCTGTAAAAAGCAGTTATGGAAATAATTTATCTTTCTTTTCAAATGAGGAGCTGAACATGGATTTGAATGTTAAGCCTCCTGAAAGATTAGCTTATGATAGTATAAAGGACAATTATCTTGAAACCGAACTAATTATTAATCCAGAGCTAGAACAAGGTGGAATTACTGCAACCAAATTGGTGGCACCACTTTTAGATAGCGTAAAGTATGAGGAAATTGTTTTCCCAGCTTCCTCAAACACTTATAAAAAGAGAAATAGAGAAAGAGAAGGTTATCAAAATGATTTTTGGAGAAACAGTAGAAGCGCAAGAAGTGCTCTTGGAAAAACTAAGTTCGGAGGCTAAAAATGCCTAATTCTCAAGGTATTAATATGTCCCAGAGCGCCTGGGCCATGGATGCAGTCGAAGAGTTTGAAACTTCGCCAATCTATACGGCAATGAATGCAGACTCTGGCTCGGCTGGCGAACTTCAAAATGATTATACCATTGTTCATGCAAACGAAAGATATGAAAATGATTATGCGCTTTCTTGTAGTAATTATGGGATTACTTGGACAATTTTTCATCCGGCATATAACCCTCCGGCATTTTCTGAAGGAACAGGAGTGCAAATAGGGTATTCCAGCAGTCTTTCTACGGCATCATTGCCAGCAGGAAATTATAAATTGAGTTCTGATTGGGGTTCGGTATTGAACCCAGATGACGGATTTACTTTATCGATTTGGATAAATGAAAAGGCTATTCCCCCATCTGCATCTCCACCATCTCCACCACCAGCAGGACCTGGAGGTACAGGTCGTTTTCCTTTTGTTGTTGATTGGCCACTTTTTCACTTTGGCACAACGGGTAGTCTCGCTGATTCGGAAAGAGGATCTTTATATTTCGGATTGGTAAAAGATTTTCCCTCTGCGATATCTCCGGTAGGCTTCTGCATGTCAGAACCTTGGATGCAGGATAGGTACAGATTTATGTCATATATAGTTTACAGCAAGTCAAGTGTTTTTCCAGATCCAGCCGTAGATATGGTATATTCTTCAAACATTTTTGAGGCTAACGAGATCACAAATTCAAGCACTTGGAAGCATGTAGCTTTGACTTACCACAATTATCCTGGCTCATCAAAAGAGAATAGGTGGAGAATTTACCTTAACGGCGTTCCTGTAAGTCTATCTCATTATATGAACCCCAATCCAACCAACGGAGGCGAAATTCCAAAAAATTGGCAACGCCGTCCGATTAGAGATGTATCATCAATTGGGGTAGCCAAAAAAGATAATTATCCATTTGATACTGCACCATTTGGCGCATATATGGATCCAACTGCTTGCGGACTTTTGCCAGCAACAAGTGGAGACTTTTTTCATATTTTTAATGGACTTTTAGATGAAGCTACAATTTGGTCAGAGGCTCTGAACGAGTCACAAATAACAGAATTATACGGCGGAGGTAGGGCATCAGACATATCTAGAATTTCTTTTGGAACTTCTTCTTTGGCATCTTGGTATCGTTTCGGAGACACCCCCGGAGACACACAAGGAATTTGGGATACTGCCAAGATAAATGATTTGGGAAATTTCGGTGCTGATGCTGCGAACGTAACAGACCTGGACACAGGAATCCCAACAGTTTCAGCATCAATTTTACCAGATAGGGGCCTTGTTGTTTTTAGCACAGAAGCACCTCTTGCTGGAACTTTGGAATATTTGTCGGCCTCTCCTCTTTATAATAGAAAACAAACATTGCAGAGTGTTTATTCAGTTGTTGACCGTCACGGAGTTCAAATACCAGAAACAGCACTCGCACTTCAAAACTTAGATGAAGAATGGTCTTTTATTTCATGTGCAGACAAATACTTAGAGGAAGCCCCTCTTGGATCCATTCAGCCATTCGGTGGAACTGCCTTGTGGGAGGCGGATCGTCTTGCCGGATATGGTAATCCTTTTGTATCATCTTCCAGATCACCATTTTATGATACATATGATGACTATTCTCTAGACACAAAATATGCCTTCAAAGAAGGTACGATCCTTTCAGAGTTTAGGATAAGCGAAAAAATAAAAAAATACATAGAAAATGAAGATTTCTTGGTTGACTCGGGAGATGATTTTTCTATATTTGGAATTCCGGAAGGAACAATATCAAATCCCCAGAATAGCTCGGAAGACAACTTCAATACTTATTATTCTAATTCCGAGTTTATGCAATTTTTCGATATCGTAAGGTCTGACCATGATGGTGTAGCTCTGCCTGAAAAAATAACAATTAAGTGTAAAGGCTTAAAGAAATTTATCCCTTATGATGGATTTTATCCTGCTGAAAGATCCTTACAAATAGCATCTCAATTTTCCAAATCATATGCAGAATATATTGAACCTGTTGGTGGTTCTGACGCTGATGTTGCGGATGCCACAAACAGACCCATCATGGCCGCCATGTTTTCTCCGGGAATTATGTATAATTCTATAAAAGCAGGAATGGCAGTAGATTATCCCGTTTCTTTGAACTCAGTACAAAAACTACAATATAATACCTTTATTTCTGGTGCCCAAGAGCTAACTTCATCTGGTTATTGGGCTTTGGGTACGGGATCGGCAGGTGTTTCTGGTTGGGACTATAGAGTTCCATTCGAGGCACTGTTAGAGCCGGAAGAATATCTAAAAAATAAAAATATTACTGATATGGAGCCTGATCCATCTGCTTCTCTTGGTCTCACAACAAGACTTGGCCAGACTGGAGACAATCTATATAAATTGATGATCAATAACTTTTTGGCAGAAATTCCAGAATTTTTCTTAAGAAATGATGAATTCACAGCAATTAGGTCGATTCCAGATAATTCTAAAAATTTTGGCAAAGTTGAGCCTGGAAAAACTTATGGAATGAGAGTGAAAATGAGAAGATCGATGAACAAAACCAGAAAATGGTTTCATCCATCTTTTGTTGCAAACGAAAATTCTGGTTTAGAAACAATTACTGAATACGAGGTGCCTCAAGATCCTTTATATCAGCCAGACTTACGAGAAACCTTTACAATGTACAGTCGACCAACAGCATTCGGCCCACCAGTTGCTGCAACAGATACATTATATAAATCTGAATGGGGAGATAATGCCTTCGATCCTCACCCTTCCAGGGTCGACGCGGGCTTTGCCATCAGACAATCTTACGCAGGAAATCCAAATCTACCGGGTACCACTAGTTATACTTGCTCAGCCGGCCAGCAAAATCAAGATCTTTATCCATCTGACAGCTTAAATGGGTATAATCCATCGTTCACGCCACCATATTATAATGGAGAAGCTTGGGCGGATATTTTATATACAGCACCGTCTAACGTTACAGGGAATGTTTCTTTAGACGATATTCTAAATAATTCCAAAGTAATATATTGGCGTATTGATGGCAAGCCAATTTTGAGATTCAAATTTGCAGGACAAAGCCCAGAAAGTGTAATTCAGGAATGGCAAACAGCTAGGGGAGCACTTCCAATTCCAAGCTCTTCTTTACCAGAATATTGGGCACCAGCAACATCCTCCACCCTAGTCGGTGAGGGATATGATTTCACCGGCCTATCTTCCTATAATCCTGGACGTTCTGGTACTGGGTGGTATTTTTGGGGTACCCCCTCTGCGTGGAATGGTTCGGGATCTTTTCCTATGGCGCCCCTATATGCCAACAAATTCGCAATGCAGCTTTCTGCTTCAATAAATCTCTTAGGCAGAGAAGATGTGTTAGTAGATGACTTTTCAGCTGATGGAACTAAAAATAATGAATCGACAGTAAATATTTCTGGCCGATGGGTTATCCAGCCAAAGTTTGAAACGCCAATGTTCAATTTTGGTGATCAATCTATACGACCAATTTCGAATGATAATGATACACTAACAATACCAACAAATGGCTCCGAATCTGTTCCTAGGGGAATGTGGCATCAATATGGTTGCCTACCTAGGCCTAATGAGGGAATATTTTTAGAAGTTGCAGACATTCCGGATAATTGGGTTAGGTATCGAGGCGCGTTTGATGGTGCTGAAAGAAAGCAGTGGAACATAGACCTCGATGGAGAATTCAGAGGAGAAACAGCAGGGACGTATAGGAGTGAATATTATGATGATTATGGCGCAGGAAGCGGTGTTTCATCACTAATGGATGTGGCAGGCTTTACAAAGGTAAATATTAACTCTGATGTTGATCTTGGCAAAGTCAAAGGAAGTCAGAAAAATATTAGCAAAAAATTAGGACAGCTAAAAGAAGGCAAAACTGTTTCTGAAGCAATTGTAGCTATTCCTTTTTACATGGAAGACGGAAATCAGAAATTGTTTGGAATATCAAATAAAAAAATACAAGCCATCATTGATCAACAAAATGGCATAACTCCAAAAACAGAAGTCAATATTTTGAGTCAAATAGGTCCTTCACTATATGACTTGGTTGAAAAAATGCAAAAATTTGTTTTACCTCCAAGATATGATTTTGTAAATTATCCAGAAGTTTTGAATAATCCAGATTTGGGCGCGTTTGCAATGTATATTTTTGAATTCTCGCATACATTTACTTCAGAAGATCTATCTCATATTTGGCAGAACGTAATGCCAAACGCAGGTTTGAAGTCGGTATTTGGAGAACCTGAAGTTGAGGCTTCCATTACGCACGATTTGGTGAATACGGAGTTGCTAGACGCAGAGGATTTTGAAAAAGAAATTAGATGGCACGTTTTCAAAGTCAAGCAACGCGCAGCAAAAAATTACTTTGAAAAAACAACATCTAATACCAGAAAAATAAATACAACTCAAGACGCGTCCGCTCCAAGCTATAACTGGCCTTATGATTTCTTCTCGCTGATAGAGTTGGGTAATATGAGCACAGAAGTATCTCTGAAAAATGAACAAGAGAGCGAATTGGGAGAACAAGTTCCAGGAACTACAATTCCCAAATTTAATTACAAAGAAAATCAATAAAGAAGATAATTATTAGCAAATGACCTATTTCAACAAGAAAGAAGAAGTATTGGATATACAGCTTACTCAATATGGTAAGCACCTATTATCAATTGGAAAATTGAATCCAACATATTATCGTTTTTTTGATGATGATATTTTGTATGACGTAGGGTATGCGGGCCTGGAGGAACCTCAAAATGATTCGCATCCTAGAATTGTTGATGATACTCCCAACAAAAAAACCCAACATAACCACATCGGACTTGAAACAACCGTAAAAACAGATTATAATAAAAAGCAAAAGCCATACACAATTGCGGAGCATAAAAAAATAGTCATGCCTCCGGTTGTTGAGAGTGAATACGTACTAAATAACCCTCTCGGAACTTCAAATTTGGGAGAAGACAATGCTCCTAATTTCAATTTGGGATTATTGCGAGGGGAAATAAATAAATTTTCAAAAGAACTGATAAGTGAATTTCAATCACTGACAATCCCACAATTAGATATAAATTTGACTCAAAAATTACAAGTTCGAAATCTGAATACTGTAGGTGTAGGGCAAACAGACCCTGAATTGGCAAGTCCCCTATTCGAAGACAATACTTTCATCGGAGTATATCCAGATCACATTTTGGGAATATTTTCAGAAGATGGCACGCCCTTTCGAAAAGAAAATTTCAACATAGAAGTCTATGAAATGATGGATGTTAGCGCGTCCGCCGGCACTAAATTAGAATATGAGCTTCGTCAGCTTTCTTTCGCAACTATTCCAAACCCAGCAATTGTAAATGGAATTCTTCTAGATAGCGAAGAAATAAGAAAAGATATAGTAAGCCTTACTCCGGACCATGTAGAGTATTTTTTTGAAATTTTGACCGATGAAGAGATTTCGGAAGGGACAATTTGTGAAAACTCTAGTAGGCTCAAGTCTCTAAATATATCTTTAGATAGAGATATCAATTGTCCAGATATACCTTTTACTGATAAGATTCTAGATCCATATTATTCAGAAATAGATGAACAAAAGGCTACTGTCTGTAAGGATGAAGGGGAATAAATAGATGGCTAAATTTGAATTAGGGAGCGAAATTATTCCCTCTGTCTCGATTGATCGTATTATTTTAGAGCCAGGTTCAGAGGAAGGAAAAACGAGCGTATTTTTGGATATGTCAATTCAAGATACGTTAGATAATAAAAATACTTCATGGTTTTTTCAAGAAGAATTTATTGACTATGTGTCGATAAAAGTTATTCAATCTCACTCAAATGAAGACACCAGAATGATATTAACTCAAGATATCTCTACTATTCTTGCTACCCTAAATAATAATTCAATCAGCGATGATAATAAAGATCTAAATCTATCTCACGAAATAAAGAAATTTCAAAATAAAGTAAATGATAACGGCAATCTTATAAAGGATTTATCATTTGTTGATGACCCAGTTGAAACTTCTGATGGAAATCTAATATATAGAATCCCAATAAGGTACAATCTTGAAACAACAATAGCCGACCATTACTCTATTTTTGTTTACGCGCATCTCGATTTAGGAAAGATTGCCCAAGAATCAGGCCTCAACATACCCATTGACGCTTTTACAGAAAAAGTCTATGGAGAGATAAGTGGAGAAACAGTAATAAATAATGACACTGTGGTTTCCACAAGCAGCGTGTTTTATACAACACAATCAAATGGAGAAAGAATAGTTTGGACCGGCCCAGTAAGTTATGATTCAGTAACTAAAGAATATTATGTTCCCATGTCAAGTCCTAGAAAAATACTCGAATTGACATCTGTGCCAAATTATAAAGTGCAAGATATGAGGGGAACAAGAGTTTTGGCAAATCCTCCAGTGATTACACAAGCTATGGATCAATTCAAGCTGGCCCAAAAAAGACTTTACAATAATACGACCCTAAACTTTGGTATCAATACAGAAAACTACTGCTCACCTGGTGCTGTTTCGAGAGGAGAAGAAGGAGTCGTATCTTTTATTTTTGATCTGGACTTCAACAACCTCGTAAAGTACAAAAGTCTTTTTGGAAATCTAATGTCTGGGCCATCTCAAGAAGATATTTTGGAAAAATCAAGAATAACAGAAATGAAAATCGTGCGGCGCCGAGTAAAAAGAAGGAGCACAAATTCTAAGCTAGATACAACAATTTCAGATATTGATGTTTTTGATAAAAATGAACCATGGGAAACTGTTGTGATTACTGGAGAAAAAAAGGATACAAGATTTATAGAACAAGTAGGCTATTATGGAAATATTCCTAAAAATTCTAGAACAAAAGACAATATGATAGGTTCAATTACGGAAGTATTATCTGCAAATAATAATCCAGAATTCCCTCTATCTCTTAGGGGATTTATGTTCGAAGACCACACATTGAAAAATAAGACTTACGGCCTGTATCAGTATGGCCTCGAAATTCAAATACAAGACGGCACAGTCCTTTTTTTGCAGGATATGCTAATAGAACTCTCGCAAGCTATAACTTCTCTTTCGAATTATTACACAATTTCAACTTCTTTGAAATTCTACAACCCCGAAACTAGGAAGTATAATCCTAGTCTGGCCAGATTTTATGAATTGAATAACGAATCTCCATGGGAAACAGCAATATCTACCTATATTGATTCTCTAGAGAAGCTAATTTATAGCGTTTCAGAAGATGATAAAGAAGAGGGTGGCAGCAAAATAGATATTCTAACTGGATTAGAAAAAACTAACTTAGCAGTTGAGCTAAACAATTTAGCAAACCCTAATAGTGGAACCCCGGAAGGAACAGATGCTCTGATTTCTTTGCTAAAAAATTTAGAAGATTCTATTATCAAAACTTTGCAGGGTAAAACAAGATTTATTTCTCAACAAAATGATAGTTCAAAAACAAAATCTTATCACAACAACAACTATAATAGATTTATTTTGAATTTTTCTCACCATTTTTCTTCTTGTGTAGATAGTGACTTTCCGGACGGTACCGGAATTAGCGTCTTACCAACGGAAAGTCCCACTCTTTATCTTCCAAAACTAAAAACAAGAGCACAGCAAGAGAGTGCAAAATATTTCAAATATAAAAATCCAGGAACTCTACAGAAAAACATTGGAAGCATTCCGGGTGTAAATACAGAAAATTCAGGAATTACTAATGTTACAGATTCATTTTACACTTTCTTTTCGCCATCAAAAATTTCAGTCAATGGTCAAGAGCTGGAATTACAAAATACTGGAAATAAAGTTTGGGAAAATTCTCAATACGAAAGCTTTACTTCGCGCCTTATGCAGTCAGTTGGAAGTCCTAAATTGACTTCTGCTGTCGGCAATAATACAAGCCCATCTCCGTCTCTGGGTATGCTACAAGATGTGTTGTCAAAATATTCTGTTACTGTTTCGGTGACACTAGAAGAGAATAAGACAACAAAA